ACCTATCATTATTCCTCCAATAGCATAGGGATTATTGGGAATGACTTACCCACATCTCTAAGCACTTCCATAATCACATCTTCAGGTGCTATACTACCTGACATTATCGCACTAATACCACCCATTGTATCGTTGAACTTCGATGCCGCAGGGCCGAGTAGTACGCTTGTTGGGTCAACACCCCAGTTGCTAGCTCTTAGCGGATCAACAGCAAACGACAAACCACCAATGTAAGTGATTGCAGACAGAGCATGTTCCATCGCGTCTCTATCTTCCCACTTCTCGATGTCACCTGTCTTAGCAAACTCACGCAGAGCAGATGCCATTATCTGTGTAGCTAACATCATACCTATGTAAGGTGCTATAACTGCCGCTTGCTTCATCTTGTCTTGTGACGTACCGTTAGCAACCATCTGGTTATACCAACCTTTCATAACCACGTTGTTGAACACGATAGCAAAAGACTTCAACTGAGCCAGTAGCTTAAACCTTTCATCTGCCATCCATGCAGGTTTCTGTACCATACGCGGACGCATAACAGTGTCTTCAATGACGTTAAGAATACCCATTCTAAACTGATCTCTATAGAACTTGTCTTTCTTACCACCTCTTCGATGCCAGTTGTAAGCTTGATTCATGTTAAGACCTGCCTCAGCAAACTTGTCACTGATGCGTAGCTGTTCTTCTATGTTTCCTGTAGCTACAGCTTCCGAGTACAGTACAAGGTCTGATCTGAATGCTTGCTCTGCCATGATAGCCGCAGTCATTCTTAATGATTCAGTCCATTGAGGCGTTAGCGTTAGGTTATAGAAGAAGTTCTCTATGTTAGTAATCCTACCACCAATCTCATTATCACCAATCCGAGCCGCCGCAGTATTCTTCAATTCATAAAGACTAATACCCATGTCTTCTAAGATACCTTGATCTACAAGAGTACTAGCTTCTTGGAATGACAGCCCACGACCATGCTTAAACTGTTGCTTAATTATCTTAGCCGCTAATTTACCTGCTGTACCTATAGTCTTACCTGTCTGTCCTGTTCTAGAGGCCACAACGAACACCTCAGCCAAAGAAGGAAGAATAGATAGGGGTAGTAGGGTTACAGATAAACCCGCTCTAAGAGCATTCTGTGCGGTTCTAACGGCAGTCCCTCTAGATGTATCTAAGTTACGCTTAGGGATACGCTGAGATAGATTCATAGCATCAGCCATATCGTTCATTGCTAGCCTAGCATCAAACTTCTTACCTTGTTTCTTAGCATCTGCAATAACATCATAAAGCTCTTCATAGAATAGTTCACCCTCTGACCCAAAAGTCTTAGCATGTCCTAGCCTTTCTGCCATCATCTCATAGTAAGAATACATAGCTTCCTGAACGCTAGTCTTAGGATCAAGCCAGTTGTTCCAGAAGTCTTGAGGTAACTCAGCTAATGCACGATGAGTCTCAACAGCGTTCTGCTTGTTTACTTTAGCACCTGCTGTTAGACTAGCGCCTACTTTGCCTTGCTTACCTTTAGCTACTATCTTCATAGCTTTCTTGTAAGCGTCTTTCTCAGACAGTCCTTCTTTCTCTTGTATCTCTTTAGTCTTAGCTTTTACATCTTCTTTAAATGTATCAACAATATTAACAGTAGTTTCGTTACCGAAATGCTCGTAGCCTTGTTGCTCAATCCTAGCTACGTAGGCTTCAATCTTGTCACGACTAAGGTCTAGACCATTAGCTTCAGCTTCAGCAACAGCTTGCTCAATAAACTCTTCTCTGTTGCCTCTTATCTTCTTGTAGTCAAGCCTACCAAGTAGCGGGAAATAAGTACCACCCTCGTAAAGAGTAGTGTCAATATCCACAGCTTTCAAGTCGTTCTTAATTGTCAAGTCTAAGAATGTAGCTAACTCATTAGATGCTTTCTTCTGTTGCTCGTTTAAATTAGCATACGCTTCGTTCTTTAAAGCTTTATTCTCTTTACTATCTTCAGGCATAACACGGTGGTCATGTACAGCTTGAGCTTCTACCCTGCTCAACTGCATAAACTCTCTAATGCCTTTATTGTAGGCCGCTTTATACTGCATCGAGTTAAAGTGAACAGGTACTATTCCTATCCTACGTCCAAAGTCACCAGTAGTTTGTTGGAACTTAGCCGCAAACGCTCTAGCTTTAGGTGTGTTAACTCTACCTACAAACTGTGCAGGTTTATCTCCAAGTATAGGAGCTAATAATCTGTTGTATAAATGAGCCGCTTTAGTTTCAGTTACTGGAATCTTTTCATAATTCTTAACCCATTTATCAGCGGTGTCAGGTTTGTATTCTAAGATACCTTCCTCAAGTTGCTTCGCTACAGACAGGTCGGCATTGTTTTGTGCCTTAGTCATAATACTACCGCCTACCCCGAAAGGTAAGCCTAAGATACCACCAACAAGACCTTCGATAGCAGACTCTTTCATAGCCTCTTGAATGTCAAGCTCATCCCAATAACTAGTAGCATTACTAGCGGCTAGTGTTGTACTGAAATCCTGTACAGCTTCAGTAAGACCAGACGTTACCATAGCAGTACCTACATTACGTCCAAGTCCTGCACCTCTACCTGCACCTTCTCTAAGATACTTAACTGCTAAGTCTGTTTTACCTGCTTCAAGTGATTTAAGAACTTCAGGAGACATATTCTTAATAGCAGGTGTCATGGCTTTAACAAACTTAGCCGCCGCTAGAGGCTCTAATGCACCTAGAGCAAGACCTGCACCAATGTCTGCCATCGATGCTGTATACGCCTCATCCATGTCTTCAGCTTTAAGACCAATGTCACCTATGTTCATTACACCAGAGGTAACACCACCTGCAACCAAAGCACCTACTGATGCTTTAGCCCCAACAACAGGAGCTAAGGGAGCTACGGCTAATGCAGGTAAAGCTACACCTACAGTACCTGCGCCTCTAGCTACTTGATCTGCTAAACCTCTAAAAGAAAACTCACCATCTTCGTCATACAGAGGATGCGCTGTAACCCTCTCTACATCGCGCATGTTCTCTTCTTTACCTTCAACCATCGCTTGACCAAATGCACTGTCAGCAAAGCCGAAAGCTTCTGCCAATGATTGACCACCACGATACAATAGAGCCTGTCCTAAATCGACACCTGCTCCTACTTGATCTGCTATTCCATCAGGCTTTCGGGCTATGTTCTCATCAAACTGTAGATCAGAAGCATCCCATAGAGTGTTAAAAGCGTTAGCTTCTGACATATTACTTACCTTTTATGAAGTCGAGTGCTGTAGTACCTGCGTCTATTACATTGCTCATTTCAATTTCATCGCCCATCCATCCTTGACCTTCGCTTACAAACTTATCAAGAAACGCTTGGCGCTGAGTGGGATTTAGCAACGACATGTTGTAGTTCATTTGAGGATTATTGTACAAGTAGTTAGCTATTGTATTTACATTATCGCCTTCAGCACCTGCTACTTTTAATTCAGATTCTAACGCACCTACTGATTGTGGGTTAGTTAGTCTATTCTTACCCTGAGCGGCTAGTAGCTGAATAGCAAGCATAGCATCTGCTCTTTTCTTGGCTTCTTCTTGTAACTGTTCTTTATTCCTAGAAGCAATACCTGTCTGTAACGCTTGACCTATATTAGCCGCAGTACCTTTACCACTACTAGAACCTGCAAGCATAGCCGCACCCATAGCCATCAAGTCTACCTTTTGATTTAGCCTATCAAACCAGTTAGTGTTGTCTTCAGCGTCTCCGCCTGTAACACCTGCTTGTTCGTTTACTTTAGCGGCTTCTTCTCTCTTCTCTTTAAGGTCTGCTTCTTTAATTGTAGGATCAGCACCTACTGACTTCAAGAAATCAACACTAGTTTGTTTTCTTTTATCTATTAAAGGCTGAGCTACGTCAACAGCTGTGTCTAACCTTCCTTGTCTTTCGTTAATTGTGTCTAACTTTCTTTGAGCTTCATCCCCTGTAAGACCACCACTCTGAACTCTTTTAATTAAACGTGCTTTATCAGCGTCTATCTCTGCTTGATCCTGAGTAGCGTCTTCAGCCAGACCTAGCATTTTGTTCTGCGTTTGAGAAGCAATATCACCCACAACAAAAGGACTACCTGATCTATTTTGAGTAAGCATTTTAAAGAAATCTATAAGACCTCCACCCTGTGTTGTAGGTACAGCAGGAGTATTATTAACTTGCTCTTGAACCTGACGATACGCTTGATCTATTAACTCTTCTCTTGTCATTGCATTAAACCTCTTTGCTGTTGTTGAGGCTGAATAAGCGATTGCAATAAGTCAGCTTCTCTATTTCGTCTAGCAAACAATTCTGGATTCTTCCACTCGTCTGCGTTTCTTAGTCTTTCTATACCACTCTTTAGATCACCACCCATAACAGACTTCATAGTTCCAAAGTCTAGCGAGCTATCACCAAAGTTATGTAACAACGATAACCCTACAGCTTGTTGCTGATATGGTAGCTCATCGTAGTTCTTATACTTACTTCTCATTTTATCTGTAGACTTACTAATCTTCTGTCGGCTAATGTCCATAGCAACATCAGTAGGAAGAGTGTAGTGTCCTAGTTCTTTCTCAACAGCTAAAGCTTCTGCACCTTTCTTACCTACATAAGGTAGTAAAGACTCTTGAAACTCTTTAGGTAATCCCATGTTCAAGAACTCTTTAGTATTCATTTGACCAATGTCAATACCAACACCAAAGGTTAGTCCAGAGTTACCAATAGCTTTGCCGTCTTTCTTAGGGATATAAGTTCTAGGCTTAAACCCTTCTTCCTGTATTAAGAATTGCAAGACTGCATCTTCTTTCTTCATAGCATTGTTCCTTGAGTGTATACAGGTACAATGTCACCGTTAGGCATTAACATGTCTTCGGTAAGTCCTGAAGACTGTGTAGGAATAATACCTGTAGGCTGTCCAAATATAGGCATTAACGATTGTATTCCTGTATCGCCACCTTGTAACAGTTGACCGAGTAAGTTATTCTTACCTTGTGACTTAGCCATTTGAGTATACAAAGCTTTATCAAGCATACCTGTTAAGCCTGTACCTCCACCTAATAAACCTGCTATACCGCCTAAAGGGTTCTTTGCCCCTAGTCCTGAGAATATACCCATCATTACATTATCACCTTGTTTCCGAATATAGGCATTACTTCGCCTGTTACTTGGTTGGGAATCATAAACTGTTGCTGTGGTTGAAACATCGGAGGCATAGCTTGTGGAATCTGTACAGGCTGTGCGTTCATCATCTCCTGTTTCTTTGCTTGTTGTTGTGCTAGAAACTGTTGCAACAATAAATCAGCAGAGTTGTTTTGGCTTTGCTGTGGTTTAGCGGCATTCATCAAACCGCTAACTGCTGAGATACCTGCTATAATAGTTGCTGGATCCATTTTAGCCTCCTTAGTTCCAACTAAAGTCACGAGCTACAACGTCTTCTGCACCTCCGCCTAATGCCATTGTAGAAGGAGAAAGATTAGCTCCTACTGTTTCACCGCCGCCAAATAAACCACTAAATATATCACCACCAATACTACCACCTGCTGTAGGCATACCCATTACAGTCATAGCAGTACCTAATATAGCGCTGAATGGATCACTAGCTGTCTCTTGAGTCACTTTACTATATTGATCGGCTTCCGCAACAAGAGGACTACTTTGTAAGAACTGATAGAACTCAGACAAGTTACGAAGGTTTGCATTTCTATCTGCTTCAGACATTTGAATCTCATCTTGTAACTCAGCTTGACCACGTAAGCTTCTGTACTTACCGATGTTTTCAGCAACGTCTTGACCCATCATACCTGTACGTAGAACCTCTGGAAGTAACTTCTGTGCTTGTAGCCCTAACTGTTGTTGACCTAGAGCAGACTGTACTAAAGCCCTTTGAGTGTTTCTATCTATTTCACCGCCAAGCAGACCTAATCCTTCCATACCCTCACTACCACCATACTGCCCTGCCGCTGATGCTTGTTGCATTATAGGTACAGCACCTCTAGAGAACTGCGTACTAGCGTCTCCTAGTATGCTTTCCATTTGCTGTTGGAATACAGGGTTATTAGCCAAGTCACCTGCGTTTAAGTAGTTCTGGAAGTTACTCAAACCAGAATCAATTAAACCTGACAGCCTACCGTCTTTTCCAAACTGCGCTAATCTTTCCGCTTGAGATTGACCAATTAGCGGGTCTTCTTCAGCAAGCCTAGACCCTTTATAGATACCTTCAGTACCTAAGTTATATAGGTTTTCTGCATCACCTAACGCACCGACAGAACTGTCTCTTAGCTCATCACTAAGTCTAGTTGTGCTTTCTGTAGTTTCTGTACTTCCGCCCTTGCTCATTTAAAACTCCTTTACCATATATACAATGTCAGAAGAATAAGAAGGTATTAGTTTAGTCCAACCCTTTCTTCCATATATTTCTACGCCATCTAAGCCTTTCTCTTTAGCAAACTTCTCTATATTACTTATAGCTGAGTCTACCCATTCTTCAATATCTTTACCACCGCATAGATGTATTAACAATCTAAACCTTGCAGGATATGTAACACCCTTTGTAACTACTGCTCCTAATACTTCCTTACCTTTGTACGAAAGCCATAGCTGACTGTTACCTTTCTCTATAGCTTCCATAACATGCTTCAAGGTAACTTCAGGAGTCTTGTTAATAACCTTTAACAGATATTCTATGATTACGTCTTGGTTCTTGTGAATCTCAGCTACGTCTGTTACTCTGCTAAATCTATACATCTATGGACTTACCTTCAATGTCTACGTCTAGTATGTCAAATATTAAAGTACCTGTACCTGTAGATAGGGCTGTTTTTACTTTAACAACGTCACCTGCGTTCGCTGTACCTTTAGTACTAAAAGATATAGGTAGGTTATGACTTCCACTAGCGTTTAAAGTGTGTTGAGTACCACTAACTAAGTTGTCATTTATGTAAACACCTGTAATTATTGTAGCGTTCTGCGCTTTAGCTACACTAGCGTTAAAGTTTAAACGATACTTACTTGCCGATAAGAAAGTAAACGTACCATCGTCCTTGTCAGCCTCTAGCCCTTCTTCATCTGCTCTGATAGTGTCGTAAGCTGTAATAGTAGTAGGTGTAGCTGTAAGAGCCATTGAAGCTCCTGACGTAGCTAAGAACATACCTGAGTCTTGTACCTCATTGATACCGCCTAACAACCTAGAGATACGCTGTAGCTCGTTCTGTAAGTATACAGGTAAAGCAGACATTTCCTGCGGAGGTGGCATTGGAACGTATTCTATTCTCACTGTCTACCCTCAAGGCTGTATTCCATAGAGTAACCTGTCAATCCCCACAAAGAACCACCATCACCCTCAAACCTAACAGCAATATATCTACCACTTTTTCTAAAGTTAACCTTGTAGTCCTGACCAACAACAAACTCTTGAGGCTGAGACCATGATATACCACCCCCTTGAAACTCTTCAGTACCTACATATATCTTTATAGTCCCTTCTCCAACCATGTGAGGATAGATAGCATGTACATACTTGTAGCCTTTATCGTCTCCAAAGTCTATACCTTCTCTTTCTACAAAAGATTCGTAGGTATCCCTAGTCGTAGGAAAACGTATTTCAAGCCCGCTGTTGCCTAAGTTAATACTAGATAATTGCGGTGTAAGTCCTTGACTAATATATACTAAAGAATTTACAGCAGGGTTATACGTCTGAGTATCCCATACACCTGTACTGCCTTCCCATGTATCAGTACCTGTATCTGCTCCCCAACTCCTACCGTCTGTATCTTCTGATACAAGACCTGTAGTAATGTGAGAAATGTTTCCAATGTCGCGTTTACTCCAAGAGTCTGACTCCCAGTTCCATGTAATAGCTGTATTAGCTATGCCATTTTCACTACTAAAGTTAGGATAATAAATTATCATTTCTTTTCTAGCGTTATTGGCAACACATCTTACTTTAGAAACATGGTCTGTATTGATGTCATTATAAAAGAACTCTTGCATTTTATTTGATATAACAGACTTCTTAGTTGTACCATCGTGAACATAAACATCATCAACACCAACAACAAAGTGTTTATTGTCATATTCAGCAACGCAGTCTTTAGCCAAAATACCCACATCGCTAAATACTTTTCTAAACGAGAATACAAAGTTACCTCCAATAAACTGCATAGCCCATACTGCGTCATTCTTGTAGATAAAGAATGTATCTCCTAACGCCTTACCTTCTAAAACCTGACATTGAGTGTCTGGAAGAATGTTGTACCCTGCTTGTGATGAAGCATCTACTGCCGTCCATGATGCAGGTACTTCACCTAAAGGAGCGGTATCACTCCACTTAACCATTGTAGGTCTTCTGTTACTGCCTTCAGTAATATCTAAAGCAACTAGATAGTTCTTAAAAGGACGAAGTACGCCGCATTTATCCGTAGAAGGCCAAGCAGTCAAGTCTACCATTTTGCTTGTATTAGTACTATAAACTTGAGGCAAGTCATAACCATTGTTTAGCAATAAAGCACCATTAAATACATTTGAAGTCCAACCGCTATGTTGCCTAACTTTAGAAACAACAGTTTCTCCATCAGCCGCGTACGTTATATCAAACTCAGGAGTGTAGTCTTCATCTACGGAATTAGTTTGACGAGTTACATTAATATGATTAGTACCGTCAGTTTTATAAATCTTAGTATCACCTGCATAATACCAATAGTCTGTAGAACCATCTTTAAAAGCAACAGCATGTTTAGGTATCACGGACATGGAAGACGTAGTCAGTACTCTTTGATAGCCTAAAGCTACGTTAACCCTAGCACCTTTAAAGTCAACATTATTACCATTACTCCACAACTCATTAGGCATTTCGTAAGGAGATAGGTCTG